TTCAAAGTCTCAAACAAATAAAAAACTAGCACTGAACATAAGGATAAAACAGAAATGAGTTACGGAAACTACTTAATATCAAATGTACCACATTTTAAATGTTGGGTTAGAAAAGAGTTTACTCATGGTCATCAAAAATACCATGGAGAATATTTACATGCTTTAGCTATAGCTGTAAATACTATACCAGACAGGTCATTAAGTTTTCAAGTAGTTTTTACAGGGCTTGAAGCAGAAGATGATGAACCAAATATTCACGGTGGTGCCATGTGGGCTAGGATGCCACTACAAGCACTCGTGGCTGACGTGCCACTTGATGAGTGGCCAAAACCTATGGAAGACCATTTAGCACAGCCATGGGATTGTGAAAGCCATAAACATTCTGTAATCGTCTTAGATAGATGTTCTTCATCACCTTGGTGGTGTAAAATAGATGGTGAGTTTTACACTGGTAGATATTTATTCACAGTAGACTATACTGAGAGTGAAATAGCAGATGACCCTGCACAACATAAACAATCACATGTGATGTATTTATTAGATGCAGGTGAGTGGACAGGTAACATTGTTGCATTACCAAATAATAGAGTTAGAGCAACAAGT